CGATCCTGGCGGGTCAGCACCACCGGATCGAAGCGCAGGAAGACACGGTCTGGTTCTGCATCCACGCTACCGATGAGCAAGACCCGGAGCGCATGGGTGAAGTGCTGATCAGGAGATAGAAGATGCCTTTTATTATTGCCGGCGCTGTTTTGCTCGGCACAGCCTACCAGGCGAACGAAGCACGCAAAGCGCGACGCCAAGCTGCAGAGCAGCAGCAGGTTCAGCTGCAGCAGCAGGAAGCCGATGCCGCAGCGATGCGCAACGCAATCGCTCAACAGACCGCTGCCTACGGACAGCAGGCCGCTTCCCTCCAATCGCAGGCTGAGACGGCACGCCAGGCCTTTCAGGCTTCTCAGCTTCAATATCAAGAAAACAAGCTCGCGATGGAGAACAAAGCCCGCGAGGTGCAAGCCGCTGCAGACGAAGAACGCAGGAAGGCCGCACAAGCCGAGGCCTCTGCGATCCGAGCCAGGACGCGTGGGGGCAGGCGCTCCCTACTCTCCCAGGAACGACTCACGCCTGAGCTCGGGGTGACCTCCTCGCAACTGGGCACAGGGATGATGCTCTGATGGCCACTGCCTTCACGCCAACCGAGCGCATGAGGCTTGCACGCAAGACCTCGAGCATCGATCAGCTGTCGAAGCAATTCCGACAGCAGGTCGCTGCACTCACCGGCGAGCAGGAACGAGCATTCACTACCTACCAGGCTGGCGTCAAAGAGAAGATGGCGCCATTCGAGTCGGCACTCGCTCAGTACCAGACCAAGGACTTCCCAGCCTACGAAGCAGCGACCGAGGCCTACAAGAGCAGGCTCAAGGCCTACGAGGCCCAGCTGGCTGAGATTCGCGCCAACCCGACCGTCAAGGCGATCGGAACCTACACAGAGAAGGTTCCTCGCTGGGGATTGTTCGGCCTGGCGGGATACACGAACGAGACCCGCACCTACGAGTACGACGAACCCCGGCCGCTGCCGACCTTCACTGAGACCGCTCCCGCGGCTCCTGTAGCGCCTGCTAGGCCTGAAATCGCAGCATTCAGCGATGAGCCCTTCCAGGCCCGCCGTGCAGAGCTCGAGCAGGGTCTGAAGCGTGAGCTCGGTGAACGTCGCTCTGCCCGCCTGGCGGCGGTGTCCCGTCGCAGCCGCAACATGCTTGCAGGAGCGTGACGATGGAAAAGAAAGACAAGATGCAAGAGAAGGTTCGCCGCGTAATGAAAGAGTATTCGGCGGGCAAGCTCAAGAGTTCCAGTGGACAGAAGGTCACCAGCCGCGACCAGGCCGTGGCGATCGCGATGTCTGAAGCCGGAATGGCGAGGAAGAAATGAAGGTCGAGATCGAGATCGAATCCAACGGCAAGGGCCACGGCGAAGAGATGAAGGCCATGAAGGCTACTGCCTTCCAGAAGAAGGTGGCGCAGATGATGGCCCAGCGTGCCGGCCGGCGTAAGCCTAACGAGCACGAGATGAAGATGGCCGCGGAGCTCGAGAGCGAGCTCGACGAGTACGGGATGAAGAAATGAAAGAGGTCTGGGACAAGCCGAGGCCGAAGGGTCTAGGCGAACCGAAGCAGCTTTCTCCGATGCAGAAGAAGGCCGCACAGATGATGGCACGCAAGTCAGGCCGGCCCTACCCGAATCTGGTCGACAACATGCGTGCTGCTCAAAAAGGAAAGTGACATGGCACAAGTACCCTTCCCCACCACGCCGGATTCTGTCGCCATCGGTGCGATCTCAATCTCCCCGGCTGATGCTGACCTGGCGGCGCCGGTGCGGGCGCTCTACATCGGCGGTGCTGGCAACGTGAAGATCACCGACACGCTGGGCAACGCCACGACTTTCAATGCTGTCCAGGCCGGATCGATCCTTCCGGTGATGGCCGTGAGGGTCTGGTCAACTGGCACAACCGCGACGAGCATCGTCGGGCTGATCTGACATGCTCATCGGCATCAACCTCAAGCTCTCGCACTTTGGCGGGTTTGGGGGCGGCATTGAGTTTCCATCGGTACTGCGGCTGGAAGACGGTGGCGGCATCCTGCTCGAGGATCTGGGATACCTGCTGCTAGAGACCACCGACTACCTCTCCTACAACGTCGAGTTGGAGGGCGGTGGCAACGTGCTGCTGGAAGACATGTCTTATCTGCTGTTCGAGAACGACGAGATCTACTTCGACAATCTCGAGCTCGAGAGCGGATACGACGCCCTGCTTGAGGACTTGGAATTCTTACTTTTGGAGAGTTGAAATGACTGACAAGGCCGTATCCGCGCTCACGTCGCTGACGGGCGCAAACACTGCCACGGGTGACCTGCTCTACATCGTTGACATCAGCGAAGCAGCTGCTGCTGATCGCTCGAAGAAGATCACCGCTGAAGAGCTTCAGAACTATGTGAAGAAGTTCCCGGCCACCATCGGCGTGGGTGGCGCAACGCCAGCTGCGTCTGGTGCTGGAATTTCGTTCCCGGCGACTGCCTCGGCATCGAGCGATGCGAACACGCTAGATGACTACGAGGAAGGCGATTGCAGTTCGTCGATAGCTATTGCTGGAACCACTTCTGCTGGAAGTGCAACATACTCAAGTAAATCCGCGAGATATGTAAAAATCGGCGCGATGGTTACTGTGTATGGCTATCTTTCTTGGAGTGGTCACACAGGAACAGGTTTCATGGAAATTAGCGGTCTTCCATTCGCATCGAATGCACAAGTCGCTTTGCATCCCACTGCCGCAATTGGATATCCGCACAATATTTCGTTGACTGCTGGAAATGTCGTAACAGCATTTGGTGCACCAGGCGCTTCAACAATTTCTTTGTATCAATATCCAACAGGCGGTGGTGCCAATAGTGCCGTTCCAATGGACGCCAGTGGCGATATTATGTTTTCAATTACCTATTCGATCTGATAACCACGCTGGATGGCGTGGTCGGACACAAAGGAGAAACTCATGTCGCTTGCAGAAACCACAGAAGTTGATCGCATCGAGATTGTCGGCAACGGCATCGTCCAGGTGCGTGAAGCCACAACGATCACCAAGGATGGCGAGTTCTTCGCTCGCAAGTTCAAACGCTGGGTGCTTACGCCTGGTCAGGATCTGACCGGGCAACCTGAGAAGGTTGTGGCGCAGTGCCAGGCAGCGTGGACGCCCGAGGTGATCGCGGCTTACCAGGCGCAGGTTGCAGCGGCGGCAGCAGGCCCAGGCCAGCGGTAAGTTCATCGCTATGAAGGCTCGCTACAAAGATCCAGAAGGCGGGCTGACAGAGGCCGGCAGACGGCATTACGAGTCGACGGGCGAGTCGAAGAACCTGCAGCCAGGCGTGAAGGATTCGAGCCCTACCGGGCAACGCGCCAGGCGCAAGGGCTCATTCCTCACGCGGTTCTATACGAACCCGAGCGGGCCGCTGGTCGACAAGGACGGTGATCCCACCAGGCTGGCGCTGGCAGCGCGGGCCTGGGGTGAGCCTGCACCGCGCACAGAGGCTGCGGCGCAACGTCTGGCCGCGAAGGGCAGGAATCTGCTGGCGAAGTACAAGGCCGAGGCATAAGTCATGGAATACGAGAAAGGCGGCGGGATGCGGCTGACGCCAGAGCAGATCCTCAAGCGGCAGCAGCTGGCGCAGACGAAGAAGGACGAGTTCCAATCCATCTACCAGGATGCCTACGAGTTCGCGCTCCCACAGCGCCAACTGTACGGTGTCTGGGAAGGCGGCAGCACGGGTACCAAGAAGATGCAGCGCGTCTTCGACAGTACAGCAATCAATAGCACCCAACGGTTTGCGAACAGGCTGCAGAGCGTAGTCTTCCCGCCCCAGCGCAAGTGGTCGAGGCTTGAGCCTGGCCCGTCGATTCCGCTCGAGCGTTCGCAGCAGGCGCAGGCGATCCTCGACGCATACTCCGACAAGATGTTCGCGGTGCTGAAGCAGAGCAACTTCGACATCGCGATCGGCGAGTTCCTGCTGGATCTTGCGGTCGGCACGGCCTGCATGATGGTGCAGCCTGGTGACGACGTGACGCCGATCAACTTTGTGCCGGTGCCGCTCTTCCTGGTCTGCTACGAGGAAGGCGCCAACGGCCAGGTCGACAACGTCTATCGCCGGATGCGGATGAAGGGCGAGTCGATCCAGCGCCAGTGGCCGGATGCAAAGATCAGCGAGGAGCTCGCACGCCGGATCGAGCAGAAGCCGACCGATGACATCGAGCTCATCGAGGCAACCATCCACGACTACAAGCGTGGTGACTACTGCTATCACGTCATCGACAAGCTGACCAAGACCGAGATCGTCTACCGGCGCCGCAAAACCTCGCCCTGGGTGATCTCGCGCTACATGAAGGTCGCTGGCGAAATCTACGGTCGAGGCCCGCTGATCACGGCGCTGCCCGACATCAAGACGCTCAACAAGACCAAAGAGCTCCTGCTGAAGAATGCTTCGCTTGCGGTGGCCGGTGTCTATACCGCTGCCGACGATGGCGTGCTGAACCCCAACACGGTCAAGATCGTGCCTGGCGCCATCATCCCGGTTGCCCGCAACGGTGGCCCCCAGGGTGCCAGCCTGCAGCCCCTTACCCGTGCCGGCGACTTCAACGTCAGCCAGCTGGTGATCAACGACCTGACGGCCAGCATCAAGCGGATCTTGCTGGATGAGTCGCTGCCGCCTGACAACATGAGCGCCAGGTCTGCCACCGAGATCGTCGAGCGGATGAAGGAGCTCGCGCAGAACCTGGGCAGCGCGTTCGGCCGCCTCATCAACGAGACGATGATCCCGCTGGTGGCCAAGATCCTCGAGGTCATGGACGAGCGCGGCATGATCGACCTGCCGCTCCGGGTCAACGGGCTCGAGGTCAAGGTGGTGCCGGTGGCCCCGCTCGCGATGGCCCAGAACATGGAAGAGGTCAACGCGATCCTGCAGTACGCGCAGCTGATGCAAGGGTTCGGCCCTGACGGCCAGCTGGCGCTCAAGACTGACGCAGCGGTCGACTACATCGGCGACAAGCTCGGCGTGCCATCCAGCGTGCGCAACAGCCGCGAGGAGCGTGCCGTGCTCATGGAAGAGGCCCAGAACCGGCAGATGGAAGCGATGGCAATGCAGAACGCAATGATGCAGGCCGCTGGCGTACCAGAAGGCCAGAACGTCGATCAGCGCCTAATGGAGGCGCTCAATGCGTGATGATGTCGCCCGTGCCGCAGCGGCAAAAGCACTGGATCTAGCCAGGCAAGCTCGCGATCAGGCAAAGCAAGGGCCGAAAGGTGAGAAGGGCGAGAAGGGCGATCCTGGTCAGATTCTGCTAAAGACTGTCCCAGTACCAGGCCCACAGGGCGAGAAAGGCGACACAGGACTGCGAGGCCCACAAGGGCCGGTTGGGCCGCGAGGTTTACAAGGCGAGCGAGGTGTCCCTGGCCCTGTAGGCCCAACGGGGCCACAGGGGCTGGTTGGCCCAGCGGGGCCGCAAGGCGAGAAAGGCTACCAGGGTGAGGATGGCCCGCCAGGGCCACGAGGGCCAGAAGGCCCAGCAGGCCCGATCGGCCCGATGCCAAAGCATGAGAAGAAAGGTCTCATGCTGCGCTTCGAGAAAGCGCCAGGCCAATGGGGCGAGTGGATCATCATGCCGACCGGCGGCGGTGGCGGCGGTCGAGATGACAAACTATTTGATCGCCAAGCGCAGCTGGTTGAGGTTGGCGATCTTGTCAAACAACAGGCATCGAACGCCGGCAAGGTTATTGGCACAGATGGCACTTCGTTGGCCTGGGTGGCTGGCGGTGGCGTGACATCTGTTAGCGGGACTGCGCCTATCGTTTCATCTGGCGGCGCAACGCCAGTCATTAGCCTGGCAGGCAATTACGGCGACACACAAAACCCGTATGCCAGCAAGACGGCCAACTTTGTCCTGGCCGCTCCTAATGGCACGGCAGGTGTTCCGACGTTTAGAGCGATTGTCGCCGCTGATATTCCGACGTTGAATCAGAACACAACAGGAACGGCTGCGAACGTCACCGGCACTGTTGCTATTGCTAACGGTGGCACAGGACAGACAACACAAACTGATGCGTTTGATGCGCTTGCGCCGACAACGAGTAAGGGTGATTTGATTGCTCACAACGGCACAGACAATGTGCGTGTTGCTGCTGGCACCAATGGATTTGTGCTGACTGCTGATTCGTCTGCTGCTGCTGGTGTCGCATGGGCTGCGGCGAGTGGCGGCGGAATATCTAGTGCAGACATCCAAGAATTTACAAGTACAGGCACATCTACTTGGACTAAGCCAGCGGGAGCTAAGCTGGTTTATGTGTTGATGTTTGGTGGTGGTGGTGGCGGTGCGTCTGGGAGGCGAAGGGCATCCGGGTCATCTGCTACTGCCGCCTTTGGCGGTGGCGGTGGGGGTGCTGGAGGAAGAACAGAGTTATGGATTCCGGCATCTGCTCTCGGAGCTACTGAGACGGTGACGGTTGGTGCTGGCGGCACAGGTGGCGCAGCACAAACTGCGGACGATACCAATGGAAGTAACGGAACCGATGGAACCATAACATCGTTCGGTTCATGGGGTTCAGCTAGACCAGGAACATCGGGCAGTGGCGGAAGTAGTACATCTGGGGGAGCCGGAAATGGCGGTGGCGGTCTCGCAGAATTGGCTTCTGGTAGCAATAACTTATCGGCATCAGGTGGAGCAGGAACTTCAAATAATGGAACATCTGGTAGTCGCGGAGGATATAGGCCAGGAGGTGGTGCAGGAGCGGCTGGTTTTGGCGCAGCGAGCACTACAGCTACAAACGGACAAGCCGGTGGGAAAGGTGGTTCACTTTTGACTTCTTCAACAGCCACCACTGGTGGTGGGGGCGCGTTTGGATTCGCTAATGCCAGTGGGGGAAATGGATCTAACGCAACCACCTATTTTGTAGGTGGTGATGGCGGTGGTGCCGGTGGATCAGGAACGACCACCGCTGGCGCTGGTGGGAACGGCGGATACCCCGGAGGCGGCGGTGGCGGCGGCGGTGCTGGTCACGCAGTCAACTCCGGCGCTGGTGGCAACGGTGGCAATGGTTATTGCCGGGTAATCACATTCTTCTGATCATGCCAAAGCAATTCCTACTTAATCCTGATGGCAGCATTCCTGCTAACGTCAACGTCCAGGCTCTGCATGATGCCGGGATTCCGCTGGTGTTGCCGACGCCAATGCCGAGAACGCCAGGTATGGTTGCTGTAGAGCAAGAGCCGGAATTGGTTGATGGTGTTTGGCGGCAGGTATGGGTTGAACAACCTGCGCCTGTACAGTCGCCAGAGGAGTCGACGGAATGAGTTGGGACGATCTTGAGGCTATCGAGCTCCCAGACATCCGCGACGCCAACCAGCAGCGGGATGACGCCGATCGTTTAATGCTGCGGGTGCTTGGAACCGAAGATGGAATGAAGCTGCTCGCCTGGATGCGGGCCATGTACGTTGACGTGCCGATCGCCGTGCCCGGCACCGACCCCTCGCACGCCTTCTACGCTGACGGTCAGCGTGCTGTCGTGCGGGACATCATGGCGCGGATCAGACGAGCGAGGAACCTGTGACAGAAGCGACCAACGAGCCCGGATCTTCCGGCTTACTCGATAGCGTCACCGTAGAAGACAGCACCAAACCAGCCGACCCGATAACGGCGGCTATCCCCCACAAAGCGGTTGAACCTGGCAGTGAGCCAGAAGATCCGCTTGAGCGTCCTGAATACTGGCCGGAGAACTTCTGGAAGAAGGACGCCAACGAGCCAGACCTGGAAGGCATCGCCAAGTCATGGCGCGACCTGCGGGCGAAGATCAGCAAGGGACACCACAACGCGCCGGCTGATGGCAACTACAACATGGGCTCATTCGGCGACACCGCTGCCGAGAACCCGATGGCGCAGGAGCTTGCAGCGTTCGCGAAGGACAACGGACTCAGCCAGGCTCAGTTCGACGACCTGGCGACCAGGCTGCGCACCAAGGCCGGCGAGCTCATGGAAGGCGAGCGGATCGACCCCGCTGCCGAGATGAAGAAGCTCGGGCCGAATGCCAATGCGATGGTCAATGGCATGGTTGACTGGGCTCGAGGCCTGGTCAACAAGGGTGTCTGGGGCAAAGAGGATTTCGAGGAGTTCAAGATCATGGGCGGCACCGCCCAGGGTCTGCGGGCTCTGATGAAGATCCGCGAAGCCTATGAGGGGCGCCTGCCGATTGAGACCTCCCCGATCGAGGGAGCGCCCACCAAGGAGGAGCTCTACCAGATGGTCGGCGATCCGCGCTACAAGACCGATCCGGCCTACAGGCAGAAGGTTGAGCGCCTGTTTAAGGCAGTGATACAGTGATTGCTCCCTGTCTCCTCCGGTGAAGCCTTTCAGCCCGCGCAATGCGGGCTGTTTTTTGTCCACTTGTCAATCGGTTAGATTGGGATTTAGAATCCGCGCAAGGCCCACCGGGTTTACCCGACCCTTGCCGCAGCGGTAGCTGACGAGTGGCTGGCGCAACCAGCAAGCATTCGGCCCTGGATTCCCAGGCTCACCGGCGCGAAACCCCACCATCAACTGAACGAGGTACATCATGAGTATTGGTCTTTCCAATGCCTTCGTGACCCTCTTCGACGCAGAGGTCAAGCAAGCCTATCAAGGTAAGGCGATGCTTGTCGGGGCCGTCCGGGCGCGTCGTGGAGTCGAAGGTTCTACCGTCAAGTTCCCAAAAGTTGGTCGCGGTACCGCTACCCTGCGCGTGCCCCAGACCGATGTCACCCCCATCAACGCGAGCTTCTCGCAGGTCACGCTGACCCTGCAGGACTGGAATGCCGCTGAGTACAGCGACATCTTCAGCCAGGCCAAGGTCAACTTCGACGAGCGCCAAGAGCTTGTGCAGGTTGTGGCCGCTGCCGTTGGTCGCCGTCAGGATCAGATGATCATCGACGCGCTGGTCAACTCGAGCACGGGTCTCACCGTTGCGAACAGCATCGGCGGCTCGAACACCAACCTGAACATGGCCAAGCTGCGCGATGCGAAGCGCCTGCTCGACAAGAGCAACGTGCCGCCCGATGGTCGCCACATCGTGATCCACGCCAACAACCTGGCCAACCTGCTGTCGGAGACCTCGGTCACGTCGAGCGACTTCAACAGCGTGAAGGCGCTGGTTCAGGGCGAGCTCAACACGTTCCTGGGCTTCACGTTCCACGTCATTGGTGATCGCTCGGAAGGCGGTCTGCCGATTGATGGTTCGAGTGACCGCAAGGTCTTCGCGTTCCATCAGCAGGCGATCGGCTACGGCGAAGGCATCGCCATGCGCACCGAGATCAACTACATCCCCGAGAAGACCAGCTGGCTGGTCAATGAAGTGTTCTCGGCGAATGCGGTTGCGATCGATGCCGAGGGCATTGTCCAGATCACCTGCCGCGAGTAAGGAGAACTGACATGGCATTCGATTCCGCTGGTTTCACCACTTATTCCGCGTCCAAGCGCGGCAACGCTCCGTCGATGTATGGCTACAAAACCGCAGACGCAATTGCGGATGTCAACACGTCGGGGTACTTCAACTCGATTGCCAACACGCTCGAGGTTGGCGACATCATCCACTGCGTGACTTCGACGGGTTCGACCGCCGTTGTCACTCTGGTGTATGTCGTCTCCAACTCTTCTGGCGTGGTGGACGTAACGGATGGCACCACGTTGTCGGCTACTGACGGCGACTAA